ATAAATAGAATCATTGACGGCATAACTTACTACGAGCCTTACAATAAAATTACAATTCTTGATACAAGAAGTTCAGAGAGATTTGACCCAACAATAAAAAGTAATGTCCAAGTAACTGCTAAATGGGGTTGGACTAAAATTCCTTCAGATATAATTACTGCAACTCTTATTCAATCACTTCGTTATTTCAAAAGAAAAGATACTCCATTCAATACTTATGGAGATGTTAATACAGGAGTCAGCGAGTTATTCTCCAAGATTGACCCTGATGTTCAAACACTACTTAGAGGACACAAAAAGACCACTTTAAGTGGTGTAATTCTATAATTTTTTTAAATTTTTTCTAAAACCCTATAAACATTGAGCTTTTTTTTGATATTTTTTTTATAAATAGTTGCAATATAATCAAAGATTATATAATATATTCTTATGAATGAAACAACTAAAATAAACTTTAACAATCCTGACGGTAGTTTTAATCGTGATAAGTGGCTTGATTTTATGAATACATCTATTCAATCTATTCCTTACTTCAATGCAATATCAGGTAGCACTTCTAAAATTGTTAATCAACAATCTAAAAAAGTTCAATGGTCAGGTAGTAGTTGTAATAGGGATAAATTTTTAAGTAAGTCAAATTCTAATTATGAAAAATGGGATAGTGTAAATGGTTGGGAATTTACTTCATCTCCTAGAAATTATATTGACAATCCTACAGGAAAAATTGAAATCTTTAAAATTCATCTTACTTTTGAATATGGTGCAGAATTTTTAGTTGTATATCCTAATGGACAATGGAGATTTTTAGGATATTGGGAATATGCACAATATGGTCTTAAAAAATATATACCAACTAGAATACAAGGGTACTTAAAAAGAGACGGACTTTTATAAATAATTGTTAGTATGTCTTTATGGCAACTAACAGAAACTTCCAATTTGAAGGAATGACTCAGATAAAAAGAAAACTTACCAATGCAGGTTTTACTTTAATTCCTTTGCGTCATCTTATGAATGAACACGCAGAAGTTATTACAAAAGAAGCTAAGAAGGTTGCACCAAAAGATACAGGTGCATTAGCAAACTCTATTGACTTCAAACAGGTAGCTATGGTTGGTAGATTACCTAAGAAGATTCAAATTGAAGCTACTGCACCACACTCAGAGTTTGTACACGGAAGATTTAAAAGACTACCTAGTGGATATAAACCACCACCACCTAAGAGAAGGAAGAATTGGGGTAATGCTAATTGGAGAACTAGACCACACTATCCACCAATTCAACCGATTGAAGATTGGGCTACAAAAAGAGACTTGAACACTTGGGGTGTGGTAAACTCAATCAATGAGCGTGGAACTCCATTAGTTCCATTCTTACTATTAGCCGAAAAAAACACGAGAAAAGCAAGACGCAAAATCACTCGCAGGGTTTCAGCAGAAATCTCTTTGGCTTGGAAAATGAAAAGATAAGTGTATTATAAGGAGTGATATGCCAAAAGGATATGGATATGGTGGCTCTAGGTCATCAGGTAGAAGAAGTAGAAGAAGAAATACTAGAGGTAAAAAATAATGGAATGTTGTGGTAACGATTGTTGCAAAGGTGGTAACTAATGGCATTTGTTCACGGTAAAGACACCAAAGTAATTATAGACTCAACAGATTTGAGTGCTTATCTCAATAGTGCAGAGCCTTCAAGAACTGTTGATGTAGGAGAGACTACAACTTTTGGTAGCTCTAACAAAACTTATATTGCAGGAGAAAAGGACGCTACTGTATCTTTTAGTGGATTCTTTGACGCAACATCAGATAATATTATTCAAGGTTTAATCGGAACTAATGACAAAGTTGCAGTTATTGGTTTTGACGGTATTGACGCAACAGATAATTGTATGTTTGGCAAAGGAGTAACAACTAACTATGGAATTTCAAGTCCTGTAGGAGATGTTGTTGCAGTAACCTTTGACTTACAAGCAAGTGGTTTCTTTAGTGGTAGCGTACTTGAAAACGCAACTGTAACGGCTACAGGTAACGGAACTGCAAGAGATAATGGAAGCTCTACTGCCAATGGTGGTGGTGCTTTTATAGTAGCAACTACAGTAAGTGGTGGTACACCAAGTTTAACTGCTAAGATTACACACTCAGCAGATGATGTAACTTATGCAGACTTGGTAACATTTACTGCTTTAACTTCAGCAGGTGCAGAAGTAAAAGAAATTGCAAGTGGTACAACAATAAACAGATACTTAAAAGTGGTTTATACTGTATCAGGAACTACTCCAAGTTTTGATGTTATAGTTGGACTTGGAAGAAATAATTAAAGGAGAAATTTATGGCATTTACACACGGTAAAGATTCAGTTTTTAAACTTGATAACTCAGGTGGCACATTAACTGATATTTCAACTTATGTAAATAATGTGGACTTCCCTGAAACTGCAGATGTATCTGAAACTACAACATTAGGTGCAGATAATAAAACTTATATAGCAGGTCTTAAGGACGCGACAATTTCATTGTCAGGTCTTTGGGATTCAACTGCAGACGCTATATTTGGTGCAGTAGTTGGACAATCAGCTACTTTGTCATTTGAATATAGCCCTGAAGGAACAACAGGTGGTAATGTGAAATATGAAGGAGAAGCAATTTTAACTTCTTATGCAATTTCTAGCCCTGTTGGAGACGCAGTTGGATATTCTGCTGACCTTCAAGTTTCAGGTGCAATCACTCGTGGTACACACTAAGTAAAATAAAGGAGAGCTAGGCGTATGGCTAAGATTTTAAACTTAGATGACATCAAGTCATTACCTGATGTGCCGACTAAAACTATTGATATTCCACAATGGAATGTCTCTATTAAAGTCAAAGGCATATCTAAAAAAATGCAAATAGAACTTGGTAGATTAATTAATGGAGAAACAACAGACGCTTTTGATTATCAAAAAGCATTATTAAAAGCAAGTGTTGTTGAGCCTGAATTAACAGACGAAGCAATAGATGAATTGTATGAAAAAGACGCAACCGTCATTGACTTAATATTTGCAGAACTTAATACCCTTAACGGAGTAGGAAGCGAGATTGAATCAGCTTTAGCTGAAGATTTCAAAAGCGAATCCTGATTTAGTTTTTCAATTTAGATTAGCTCGTGAATTAAGAATGACAGTTGGCGAACTGCGAACTAAAATGTCATCATTAGAGTATTCACAATGGGCTACATTTTATTATGTAGAACAACAAGAAAAGGATAAACAACGAGCTATGGCAGAAGCAGAAGCTAAGAAAAAGAGAATGAAGTAATGGGTAGTTCTAATATCCTTATCAAACTCGTATTAGAAGGTTTTAATAAAGCTAAAGCCCAAATGAACAATTTGGGTAAGCAAACTGATTCTTCAGGTGGCAAATTAAGTAAGTTTGGTACTGTTGCTAAGATTGGTGCAGTTGCCGTTGGTACAATTCTTGTAAAAGCATTATCAGAAGCTACAAGACAATTCATAGACTTTGAAGATAAACTTAACCAATCTCTTGCAATTATGCAGACAACTGAAGAACAACAGTTGGCTATGGCAAGAGCTTCTCGTCAAGTTGCAATAGAATCTCGTATATCTGCAAGTGAATCAGCAGAAGCATTTTTCTTCTTAGCGTCAGCAGGTTTAGACGCTGAACAATCTATCTCAGCACTTCCACAAGTTACCAAGTTTGCTCAAGCAGGTATGTTTGATATGGCACTTGCTACTGACTTGGCTACTGACTCTCAATCTGCATTAGGTCTTACTGTAAAAGACGCAGAACAAAACTTAACTAACTTAACAAGAGTTACTGATGTCTTGGTAAAAGCAAACACATTAGCAAACGCTTCTGTGCAACAGTTTGCAGAAGCACTTACAACAAAGTCAGGCTCGGCTTTAAAAGTTACAAACAAATCTATTGAAGAAGGTGTTGCAGTTCTCTCAGCATTTGCAGATAGAGGTGTTAAAGGTGCTGAAGCAGGAGAAAAACTTAATCAGTTGCTTAGAGATACAACAAGAGCAGTAGGTAAAAACTCTGAAGTATTTAAGAAATACAATATAGACATTGTTGATAATCAAGGCAACTTAAAGAATTTAGCAGATGTTATTGATGAACTTGACGGTGGTATGGCAGGTTTATCAGACCAACAAAAAGCAGTTTTATTAGACCAATTAGGACTTAATCGTGGTGTAGCAGACGCAGTAAAAATCTTATCAGGTGCAGGAGACCAAATAAGAGCGTATGAAGAAGCTCTTATGGGTGCAGGTGGCACTACTCAAGAAGTTGCAGACAAACAAGTTCTCTCATTACAAGGACAGATAGATATTCTTAGCTCTAAATTTTCAGAGATTGGTTTATTAATAGTTGATAGATTAGCACCTGCTCTTGAATCTACTATTGGATTCTTTGATAAATTAGCTAGTGGAATAATAAATGTCCTAGACCCACAATCTGACTTCAACAAAAAACTTGAAGAAGGCAGAAAAATTATGGAAGAACAAGGGTGGGCTATTGGACAAACTGTTGGAACTTATGATAAATACTCAAAAGTTGTTGATGAATCAGAAAATAGTAATCAACACTTAATACAATCTCATAAAGAATTTGCAGAAGCTATGCGTTATCAAGAGCTTATCCAAAAAGATTTAATTAATAATACTCACGAATTAGATAGAGAAACAAGTAGCTATAACGATACCAAAAAAGAATCTATTGAACTTACAGAAGAAGAACTAGAAGCAGAAAAGAAACTCGCAAGAGATAGAGCAACTGCAGGATTAGACGCATTAAGAAGTCTTAATGACGCTTACCAAAACTTAAGAGATATAGAACAAGATAGATTAGACCTAGTTGATAAAGAAGCTAAGGCACTTACAAAACTAAATAAAGCAAATAAAGAATTAGAAAAAGCAAATGAAAAAGTTAATAAAGCTAAAGAAGAATTTGAAAAAGTCTCAGGTCTTGGTGCAAAAGTTACTAATGAAGAAGCCTTAGCTATTGCTAGACAAAGAGAAGAAATTAAACAATTAGAAGAAGTTGAAGAAAAATCTGAAATACAAAAACTTCAATTAGCAGTTGCAAGAGAACGCTTAAATGAATTAATAGAACAATCTACTGCTATATCTCGTGAAGAAGAAGAAGCACTTAGAAATATTGAACGAGCTGAAGCTGATGTAATTACTCAAACAGAGAGATTACAAGAAGCTCAACAGAATTATCAAAAAGCACAAGAAGAATTAGCTAAAGCTACTGCAAACTCTACAGAAAATATTTTAGAAATGGCTTTAGCAAAAGCAGAATTAGATTCTGCATTAGAAGATTTAAAGTCAGCAGAAAAGTTTAAAGACGGTATCAATGAAATAGTTAGGTTAATTGGTGGAGACTTAGATACATTAACTAATCAATTTAACGCACTTATGAATTTATCAGGTAGAACTATTGGCAACGATTCTATGCCTGATACTAATGTAAACAAGGTTATAGACGGATTAGAAGAAATTGCAGATGAATCGCAACCACCTACAACGCAAACTAAAGGTCGTAAGTTTGGAATACTAGGAGAATCTGAGCAACAATTTGTATCTGACTTTGCAGAGAGAACAGGTGGTAGAGTAGGAACAAATGCAGGTAATACTATTATTACAGTTAATACAGGAAACTTACTAGGTACAAGTCAAGAAGTACAAATAGCCGTAGCTGAAGCTCTTAGACAAGCTCAGAAAAAAGGTATTAATGTGGCTTTATAATGAGTGCAAATTTCGATTCCAATGTATCACTAACACTTGAAGTAGGTTTTGATTCAGAGCCTTTTGATGAAACACAATCTTTTACAGATATAACATCTTATCTAAGAGCTTTTACAACTAGGCGTGGTAGGGCAAATGAATTAGGCGATTTCGTAGCAGGTACAATGAGTTTCTCGGTATCAAACGCAGACAATAGATTTAATCCTAATAACACATCTAGTCCTTATTATGATTCAGGTAACGCAAGAACAAAGATACAACCACTTAAAAGAGTTAGAATGTCTGCTACTTATGACGCAACTACTTACAGAATATTTGAAGGTTTCTTACAATCTGTTCCTGTTCAGTTTATATCTGAAGGTGCAGACTCTATTGTTACTTTTACTTGTGTGGACGCATTTAAAATATTTCAATCAGCACAGTTGGACGGTGTTGGTTGGAGATTAGGTACAGTTGGTTTCACAGAATTAGGTTTATCTACAAGATTATCTTATGTAGATGAGCAAGAATTAAGCTCAGATAGAATTACAAGAATATTAGACGCTATTGGATTCCCTAGTAATCGCAGAGATATATTAACAGGTACTAAAGAAGTTATATCTCAATCAATAACAACAAATGTTTTAACAGGTTTAAGAGAATGTGAAATAGCTGAGAATGGGCAATTCTTTATCTCAAAAGACGGCAAAGCTACATTTAGAAATAGAGATTATAAATTATCTAATGCAAATGCAATAACAGTTCAAGGTAATTTTAGTAATGACGGTAGCAATTTACCTTATACAAATGTATCAACTTCCTTTGATGATAATGAAATTATTAATGTTTATGAGTGGGAGAGAAGTGGTGGCTCAATACAATATAAAGCTGACTCTGATTCTGTACTTAGATATAGAGCTAAGGAATCTAACAAAACTACAATAAATGTTTCTGACGCTGATGTTTTGTCTATAATTGAACAGAAGATAGCAGAAACATCTTTACCTATTGTAAGAATTGATGACTTAACTGTTAATCCTAGAGAAAACACTTCTCTTTGGGAACAAGTTTTAGGTAGAGAGTTTGGAGACAGAATATCTGTTAAGATAGTCAATGTGGACGGCAGTAGCTTTACTGATGAGCTATGGATTGAATCTATATCTCATAATGTAAATGCTTCAAGTCAAAGTTGGTCTTGGACGGCTACATTAAGTCCTGCAGGAAGCTCGGCTTGGATATTAGGTCAAGCTAAACTTGGAGAAGGAACAAGATTTGTTTATGCTTAAGAAAAAGGAGAATAACTAAATGGGTGCAGGTTTTAAAGTATGGAGTACAGGCGACTTAGTTAATGCGTCTGATTTTAATAATTATTTACAAGAGCAAGTCATTATGTCTTTTGCTGACTCAACTGCTCGTGATAGTGCAGTAACTTCTCCTGAAGAAGCTATGTTTTGCTTCTTAAGAGATACAAATACTTTACAATTTTATGACGGTAGCACTTGGGCTAATTTTATTGGCGAAGGAGATATTACAGGTGTAACGGCAGGTGCAGGTCTATCAGGTGGTGGAACTTCAGGTGCAGTAACACTCGCAGTTGATATAAATAGCCAAACTTCTGCTACTGTTACAGGGTCAGATGAAATATTAATTGGAGACGCTGATGATAGTAATAACATTAAAAAAACAACTGCTCAAGATATTGCAAACTTGTCAGCAGGTGGTGTTAGTGTTGGATTATTATTGGCACTAGGATAAAAAGGAAGAAATATGGCAGAAGCATTTAAAAACGCATACTTAGATGTTACGAGTTCAGCTCAAACACTCTATACTGCACCTGCACTTACAAGTTCAATTATGATTACTTTGAGAATAACAAATGTTGACGGTGCAACAGATGATACTATTACTGCTGATGTTGTAGATTCAGCAAGTGGTAATTCAAGAATTGCATATACAATTTCTGTTCCTGCAGATTCAACTATTGAACTAGCAGGTACAAGTAAAATAATTCTTGAAGCAGGAGACTATGTACAACTAACAGGTGGTAATGCAAGTGGCGACTTGGAAGCGTATGCGTCAATAGTTGAAATAACCTAAAGGAGTTCAAATGCCTTATGGTTATCTAGGACAAAATCAACCTAATCAAACTGTATCTAATAGTGGTGTCTTTTCTATTACTGATGTAGCTGAACTTCAATCACAGGGAAAACTTGGTGGAAGTTTAGAACTTATTGAGGAACAAACTGTTAGTAATGTAACTTATTTAGATTTTACAAATATACAACAAAACAAATATGATGTTCATTATTTAACAGTAGAAAATTATCAAAACTCAACTAATGCAGATGATTGTATTATTCAATTATTTGAAAGTGGAGTTATTGAAACTGCAAGTGTATATCTATATGGTTATCAAGAAGCTAGTTCAAGTAACAGATTTGATGAATATAGAAGTACAGGGGATAATAAATTATTTTCTTTAACTTCTAGTGGTAATTCAGCTAGTAGAAGTGGTAATGGCTATATGTATTTATATAATGCAGGAAATTCTAGCAAATATACTTTTGGAACATTTCACTCAGTTGGTGATTATTCAACTATTTTAGGACACTCTTTATCATATTTTGGTGGTGGAGTTTTACCACAAGCAAGTGAAGTAGATGGAATAAGAATTGCAAGTAGATACTACACAAGTACAAGTTCTTTTACTGCAAAACTCTATGGAGTAAAACAGATATGAGTAACCTAAGATTAATTAATGAAACTACTGCTATTGCAGGTGTAAGTTCTTTTAATATTGAAAATGTTTTTAGTGCAGATTATGATATTTATTGCTTAACACTTCAAAGTAATGGTAATGTTGCAGGTGCTTTTGATGTCAATACTAGATTTATAAATTCAAGTGGTAGTGTTTTATCAGATAGTTCTTATGATAAAGCAAGTCTTATAATGTGGTATAACAGAGCATTTACTGAAAGTAGAGCCACCAACGCAACAGTTTTAAATGCTTTTTTAGGAACAACTGATGATTTAGCAGAAAGCAGTAGTGGTGTAGCTTGGGTATTTAATCCTTATTCAACTTCATCTTATACTTTTGCAATTAGACAACAATTTGGTAATTGGTTTAATGCAGGTAATTTTGAAAGTGCAAGTAGAAAAGGTATCTATGTTTATAAACAAACTACACAAATAACAGGTTATCAACATATTGGAGGAGTTTTTGCTGACAACACTATAGCAAGAACTTATGGATTGAGAGTAGATAGCTAATGGCAGGACAATTAATTCAAGTAGCAACAGAAACAGTAACAAGTGCAGTTGCTAGTGTTACCTTAACAGGCATAGATAGTGATGATGTTTATATGTTGGCTTTTAATCAAGTCATTGGCAGTTCAGGTAACAACAATTTAGAGATGAGAGTAACAGAAAGTGGAACTGCTAACTCAACATCAAATTATGATTTTGCACATAAAAAATTAGATGCAACAGGAAGTTTTAGTAATCAATCTACAACTAATAATGCTGAATTTCAATTAAATATACAAGTTGGAAATGATAGTGCATTTTTTGAGGAAAATGAGGGCATTGTATATATTTATAATGCAAATAATTCAAGTGAATATACTTTTATAACTACTGAAACAGTTTTTCTTAATCCATTTTCAGGTGGTTTAAATGGTAGTCAAGGTGGTGCAGTATTTACTTCTGCAAGTGCAGTTGATGGATTAAATATATTTTTTTCAAGTGGCAACATAGCAAGTGGAACATTTACTTTATATAAGGTGGTATAACAATGGCAGATGATTTGAAATATGGATATAAAGGTGCAGAACCAACACAAAG